AGGAAATTCCTCATCGATAACTACCTCGGCCAAAATATTTTTATGGGGTGAAACCGTTTTAATTGTTTTACCTTGTTTGAATAAAATTCCTTGATTGATTGAAGCAAAATTCTTCAACACATTCAATGTATCACTTGATAATTTCATAATTTATTTTCCTTTGTCAAATCGTGATTATGTAGAGCCATTATACCATAGTGTAAAACTTTAAGCAAGTCTTTTCTATTGTATCCTTCTTTTTTGCCATATCGTTGGGCATATTTCATAATATTGCCAATACAAAACCCTTCACCATGGCCACTATCCATAATAAACTCCGTTGCCTGAAATTTATTTTGAGAGTAGTGTTGGTCATATGTAGAATCAACATATGATTGTAATTCTTTTAGAATTCTATCTTCACTATACTTGTAATCAATCATACCAATTCTTCCTCATCTTCTTCTAAGAATGAACCCACATTTAATGAATTGGCCAAAATATAATTTTCGTCAATTTTCTGGTCATTTTTACCAAAAACAATCATGCTGTTCATATCTTCACACAAATCTTCAATATTGGAAGGAACACAACCATACAATTTAACGTTTGTGTTCAATGGTATTTTATTGTCAAAATAAGCATGACTAAACTCATTCAAAAATCTATACCATTCATTTTTAAATTTTAACATCGATTTGATATAAAATTTCTCCAAATCAATACCCATAAAATTTCGTATGTAAATAACAACTCTAATTTCTTTATCTGGATTTTGTTGTGACTTTGTTGCTGCAGCAACAAGTGCTTTTGGTGCAGAAGTTGAAGAATAGGGTAAATACAAAACTTTATTGTTGTTAATATAGTTGTGCGTTTGTAACCATAAATTAACTTCACCAGAATTAGCCCAAGATTTTGGAAGTAAATTTGTATTTTGAATATTCAATTCACGGTGATAAACTTGCCAACGGATTTCATCACGTTTGTTTGATGAAAATTTACCATTGCCACAGATCAGATTAACTGCATTTAAAATTTCATCTGGATCGTTTTGTAAAAACCCATTTTTAATTTGTCTCAACAAAACACCAACAACATCTTCTTGTAACATTAAACCAGCGGGTGGGTTATCTACACCATTATTCAAGGCTAAACTGAAAAGTTCTTCCTCAGATTCATCAATCTCGTATATATTAACAATGCGATTTTTAAATTTAACTTCCGTTAGAATTTTATCTTTTGTTCGGCCATCCAGAAAAATATACTTTTTTTCTTTAGTTTCTTTAAGAGAAATTGGACGTTGATATAATTGCCAACCAGTCTCTAAAATACCAGATTTTAAGTCGGAATATTTTGGATTGAGTCCACTATATCTGGTTGATTGAGAACTTCCAGAACCATCACGATTGATTACCGATTCAGGAACTAAATGTGTTCCTTTAAATTTCAACGATTTAAAATATGAATTTGTATAGAATTCGTGGAATATATCTTTTCTCAAACTATTTTCCACAACTTGGCGATGTTCTTCCGTAAATTCGCCATACGGTTTAATTTTTAAAATTGACACAGTTTTACCCCTTTATTGTCATTGTTTTTTTTACTTGTTTTACCAAGTTTCGAGATTTTACTCTCTTTATTAAAAGATTTTACTCTTTTATAATCTACCGGTATGCTGTGCAACAGCAGGCATATTTCCAGTAAATGCGTATGTACCAATGTGTTGTGTTTTCATCCATGGGCACAAATAAATTTCTCCGCCAATCTTTCGCCACAATTGACAGAACATATAATCTTCACTTAGATAACGGTCAGAGCCACCACCTGTTGCACTATCTTTAGTATCGATGATAGTATCGAAGTATGCATGAATATAACGAGAACCATCGAAGTGTGCTTGGCCAATATGGTCTGGTTTATAACGCAATTGTGGATATGCTTGTTCAAGTTTTGAAAACACTTCACGTTTGACCATCATAAATCCTGTTCCAATTTCCAAAACTTCAAGTGGTTCTGTAACAGAAAATTGTTTTGTTCCTCTTACGACATTGAACACATATTCACCAACAAGGTTTTCCAACTCTTTTGGTTCAATGTCTGGATTATTTTTTGCGGCCAGTTTCACATTACCCCAATTAATTGCTTTCTTTGGGTATGGTCCACCAATAACATCTTTATCGAGAGCCAACAATGCAATAACATCTTGTGGGTTGAAGTGAATGTCAGAATCGAGGAAAAGTAAATGTGTGGAACCAGAACGTAAAAATTCATCAACAAGGTAGTTTCTAGCTCTTGTGATTAGGGATTCATTGAAAAGAAAAGAAAATTTCACTTCCACATTATAACGCATCAATAGTGCTTGCAAATCTAAGCAAGATTTCATATAAAGGCCATGATTCATACCACCATACATTGGTGTGGCCACAAACAATTTATGATTTTTCAAATCATCTAATTTAACTTTTATTTCCATAGTATATCCATATTATCCATATAAAAAAAGAAAGGACACATGTATATATGTCCTTTCTCCAGCGTTTTTAAAGTTTTTTTATGAAAACTCAGGCAAAAACGCTTTCTCCTTGATCACGTAGTGCAGCAATGCCTTGTGCAACGATACGCTTAGTGGGAGTTCCGAGGCGATAAAATGAAACTTTATCACCGTTGGAATTAATACGGCTATTCAAGTAAATAGCATGACCTTCTTTGCGGAGGTCATTGATAGTAGCCGAGGGATTGGCAACACCAAACATAGATTGCATTTTGGTGGGGGTCAAAGTATTATAACCCACTGATTTAGAAAGATAAGAAAGTACTTTTTGTTTTGCACTCATTACGAATTACTCCAATTTAAAAATAGTCGCTTTATCAAAAATTGTTGAGGTGCGACAATTACCTCAAACTTCGTTCATTATACACTAGTGTGTGTTGTGTGTCAAGTGTTTTTTAGGTAAATTTAGAAAGGAATATCATTATCACCTTCTTCCAAATTTACTTCGGCCGATTCATCAATTTGAGGTGCAAGGATTTGTTCAACAGAAGCACCCGCATCAACTTTGGTATACAAATCAATAAATGACGCCTTAGTATCATCATCAAAACGGTTCAAACACAAGTTAAGTGCCTTGATTTTATCACCAAAGATACCGTAAGTTTCAACAATATGAACAAGACGGCGAGTAGAAATCACTTCATCACAACCACCATCGGTGAAAGTTTTGCGAATCACATCAGCCCATGTAACAAGTTTTTCGGCGAAATCATCATCAGCACGACCAACAGAGTTCAATTCTTTTTTGATAATCTTGCGTTCGATGGTTACAGGAGGAAACTCTTGTTCCATCGTAGTGCGAAAACGTTCAAGAAACGCTTCGTTAAGAACATTGGTGAACATATAACGACCATCATCAGATCCTTTACCTTTTGTATTTGCAGTAGCAAACACGGTGAAACCTGGAGCAGGTGTAATCATTTCACCTTTTTTCTTGAGCAAGAATGGTTTACCTTCAAGCACACGTTGTAGACTAGAAAGGTTCTGAGCACCATAATCGATTTCATCAATACACAGAACCGCACCTTGTCGAGCAGCAGTGGTCACGGGACCATCACGCCATTCCATATTGCCATCAATTAGAACATAGTTACCAAGTAGGTCTGATTCATCAGTTTCTGGTGTCATTGAAACACAAACGAATTTTCGTTTAGCTTTGGCACAAGCCTGTTCAATTGACATGGTTTTACCGTTACCAGAATGTCCAGAAATGAAAACAGGAAAGAAACGATTTGAATTTATAATAGACAGAACATCATCATAATTACCAAAAGGAACATAATTTTTATAAGATGAAGGAATCAAATTCGTTTCATCAAGGTCGGTTGTAACATTTGAAATTTTATGATTGGACTTATCAACCGGTTTTGTCATAGGAATAACCTGAGCTTGTAGTTCGATTGTTTGTGTAACAGGTTGTGAACCAGTAGGTACTTTATAAACACCACGTTTTACTCGGTTTGAATCGTCATTGGTGAACCAGTAAGGATGAGCAATATCAATTTTAGTACAAATTAATTTGATATCATCGGTAGTTACGGTTTCTTGACCAGTAGCAGTAATTGCGTTAATGAATTTTTCACGAATTTCAGCACGTTTTGTCATTATATAAATTCCTTTTCGATTTCAATACAATTATTATAACATAGGTAATTTTGTTTGTCAAGCCTATGTTGCACGGAAACAACACTCAGGCAGCAATGCCTTGAATGAATTTGGAGACTAACACTCGGTTGACTGCTTTCTTTTTGTTGAATTTCATAAAAGCGGTCTTTAATTTGGATGCGGTAACTTTACCTTCACCAACATCAATTTCATCATTATCTGTTTTAAGTTCACTTCCACCGATAACAAGAAACAATTGGTCATATCCAACAGGTTTAGATGCCAAATATTTCTCACTTCTAAATCGTTTGAGTGTTTCTTTAAGTTTCATTTCAAATTCATGATAGTTTTTGTTACGCAAAGTGGGAAAATCAGTACCATCTTCAAACACATAACGATTGTAAATGGCACTACGCATTGGTGAACCGGTAGAACCGGTTAAGAAAAATCCAAAGACTTTCGATCCAGTGGTCTTTTTAAACCAAGTCAAAACATCATAAATTAGGTTATCTTTGCCTGCATTGAGTTTCATTTCAAATTTATTTTTACGATCACGCAAGATTACATTTTGAAATGAACTATTAAAACTTTCACTATAAAAATAATGTTTTTTTTCTTTCGTTATATAATCTTCACGTAATCCAGAAACCAAATAACGTGAAACATAATCGGCATCACCATCATGAATAATGACCAAACTGGTCATATCGAGATTATGTTTACGTTTGAATTCTTTCATAACAAAAGCGGTTGCAACGACAGCTTGTGTCAAAGGAGTATTAGACAATTCTTCAGAATTGGGGCGACTGCAAGAAGCCCACCGTGAATTTTTTGTGTAATCAAAAGATTTCATCAAACAAATCATATTACGTAATGACATAGAAAATTCCGCATTAGTCATCGATGAATTGATATATTCACGTAAACGGACAGAACCAAGGCCTAAAGCACCTTCTTTTTGTTCGAAACACTCAAAGTAATCAGTATTGTTTTCAGTTCGGTCGAGTTTAAAATCAGCAATAACACTTTCTGAGGCATCACCAAAACCATAAACAACAAAGGGAATATTCACTTTGCGACAAAACATGGCCAAGACTAAAATTTGTTCAATAGAACCAGCCATGTTGTCATTCATAGAACCAGATTTGTCAAGTAACAGAACAAGACCGTGTGATTTACCTTTTGGTGTCAACATCACTTTGCGGAAAATGTTGTCATCGAATTTATATGACGCCAGTTTATTGATATCAATATCACCAGTATCGGACAATTTAGATTTACTAAATGCCTTTGCAGCTTTACGCATTTCAAATTCTTTAGCAAGTAGACCAATGTAACGTTCATTCTTGTTTTTGAATTCTTTAACCCATTCATTAATTTTTCCTGGACTCAAATCATATCGATATGAATAATCCTCACATTCTAAATTATAATGTTCCGTCATTTGTTCTTGAACACGTTTCCATGGGGTAAGAATTTTACTCATTAGAGGTTCAGGCATATCCACATAAACATATTCTTTTGATTTTTCATCCAACAGAATCGTTTCTTTTTCACGGAAACTTTCATCAGTTTCACAACGAGGTTGAAATTTATCGATAGAATCGTTTGGGTTAGAATCTTTGAAACGATTGATTTTACCAGAATCTTGAACATTTAGGTCATCATCATTTTCTTCACCATCAGATTTAGCCTTGGACGATTTGCCGGTATTCTCACCGTCATTGTCTTCCTCTACGGATTCATCAGAATCTTCACCATTTTCACCATTTGATTCCGGTGCATCTTGTCCATCATAGTCATCACCATAACCATCACTATCGGCATCAAAATTGTAATCGAAATCACCATACATTTCCTCATACATTTCCGATTGTTCTTCGGAAGAATAATCATAAATCTCACCTGTCAATTTGAGAACATCGTCCCAAGTTTCCAGTTTTTTGATTTTCTCAATCATCACCTTTTCTTCGGTGTTGAATTCAATCCAATTGGCAGTATATTGAGATTTTGTGAAAAGGTTCAGACGGTCGATAAACGGCATTTCGTTGATATCTTTATTTTTGATACCAAAGAAATCACGGTTCATTAATTCGATATATGCTTTTGCAAATGATGAACGGAGACCAGGATATTTCCGTTGAACTTTCTTTTCGATACGGGCATCTTCAACTACATTCAAAAAGTTTTTATAGAAACGACCTTTAGATTTGTCGGATGCAACATCATGCCATCCGTCAGCAGGCGTATATAATGCGTGGCCAACCTCATGGCCAGCCAAAAGATCATACATGAAACCAGACATATCTTGCCAAATCGGAAGATATAAAATACGATTCACTGGGTCAAATTTTGCTGTTTGAATTTTTTGGTGTTGAACCGTTAGGTTCTCGGTTGCCATTAATTTGGCAAGTGCTGTTTTTTGTTCAACTGTAAAAGTTTGCATATGTAACCTCAATCAATACAACCAATTATACATGAATTGGTGGATTTGTCAAGTATATTTGACTTTTTTTGTATGTATGTTGTATTAATACAACAATGTAATACTTTAGTATTAGTGGAGCGGTGATATGGAGTTAAACCATACTATCTACGGGGGTAGATTGTCTCGGACTCACCGCATTGATTGATATCATATCATTTATATAGTGCTTTGTCAAGCGATTTATCGACCAACTTGAGGTAAAAATTCATCTTTTGCCTGTTGCCAAGTCATTGTTGCCAAATTGTCATAGAATAAAGTTTCATGTGAAACTCTGTCCTTTTTCACCAGCTGTTTGATGCGTGGTTTGGCATGTTTGTTTTTCCAAATATTAGCCAAGTCACTCACACTATTTTCAAAACATTTCTTCATGTTTTCACCAGTATGTTCACCTCGGAGAAACTCACAGGTTTCAGCGTAAAGTGGTGACCAATAAATGCCACGAGCGTGTTCTGACCTAATCAATTCTTTAGGCACATTTAATTGAGAATATACAAATTGAAGTGACCGATTCTTGTGGTCACGTTTGTGTGGTTGACCTGATGGTTTCTTTGCAACATACCACTCAAAATATTTTCTAGTATGATTTGTTTTTAACCACTCACGAATCATATAACGAGTTTCTTGTAATGGTTCAAACGACACAGAACCTGCCGTAAAACCCATAGACTGCCAATAATCTAAGTTATCATATTGAGAAAGGCCACCGGCTTTTGTCTTACCATAAAGTGATGTTGTGGTTACAGCAACAAGTTTATCACCGTACAGTTCTTCCCATTTGTTTTGCACCACATCCGATAAACACAATAAGGCCAGCAACTTACCACCAACATAATTAAAACCTAGTGGTTGTAAAGGCACAATCGTAGAACCAATTGCACTATGATTAATCATCTTTTTGGTTTTAAGTTCTCTGTCCCAACCAATGTATTTGTCTCTCGGTGTCAAGTCTAAGAAATCAGATGAAATGCAAATTACACCAAGGTATTTCTTCGTAATCTTGTCTCTAATAATAAAATTCAAATTACGCCCAATATTGGAATTATTTTTCATCGTAGAAGAAAAGGTGCGAATACAATTCCACAATTCAGGCAAATCATCCTGTTTATTTGCGTAAATCATTTCTGGTTCTAATGCCAGATATTCTTCGGGATCTTTAGGTTTCCAAATATTAGTTTTAATTTCTTCAATCGCTCGGCGTTGGCCCTCATCAGACAAAACTCTACGTTCACCTTCCCACAAATCATTGACAACGACTGATGGATATTTGTTTTGAATTTCGCACCATTTTTGGAAAAGTGTATACTCACGCACATCCATTTGAGAAACGTATTTCAATTCTTCAATCGTTTTTTCTCTCAGTTCATTAATGTCAATATTTTGGTATTCGACGCCAGAATCTTGCCATTTCTGCCATTGAGTTTCTACATCGTCTTTGGGATCAAATGAATATGCCATTACCTATCTTTTTTTGCCAATCGGCTAACCTTCTTAATCAGTTTATCTTTCTTTTGTATTGCCATTTTTAATGCCAATGGTTTTACATATCGAGTATACACTAATCCGTTCATGTGGTCAAGCTCATGTGCAAAACATCTTGCAGTTATGCCGTCTAATTTTAGGTTTTGTTTTTGACCAAGTTCATCGGTAAACTCAACCAAAACCCACTCTGGTCTTTCAACTTTTAAAAATAATCCAGGAAAAGATAGACAACCTTCATTGGAACGATTAAAGTTTGGTGATGCATCAAGTATTTTTGGA